CCCCGTCAAACATAATATCTAAACCTTGAACTCCTTGAAGTTTCAGTAGACTTAGTTTGACCCAATTCACTTGTTGTGTACCAAAACAGCACACAGTATTCTTGAGACCTTTGTCCCAAAGATTGAGAGCATCAAATATACCCTCCACTAAAATAACTCTATTCTGTATAGGTTTTACTTTTGCTGGACAAAAAGGCATCTCTGCGCCTTGTGGATAGATGTAATACTTCATCTTGCTAAAGTCGTCCAGACTCCTACCTATCAATGAAACTGTTTTTCCTGTAATGTCACGAATTGGAAAGATGATACGATTTTCGAACTGAGGTACATTCCATGTGAACGCATCCCATATATCAAGAGTTTCCTCAGATATGTTTCTAAAACCACCACCTTTCCACTTCAGTCTATCCTTCGGGAGTTGGATTCCGACAGTTTCGCTTTTAACTTTTTGTATCTTTTCTTTTATACGGTGTATTCTTACTTCTGTTGGAGAAGCAGGTGCACCATAATAGGTAAATAAATTACCTTTGTAACCACAAGAGAAACAATGAAATATACCTGTTACTCTATCTACTCTCATAGATGGGTTAGTATCGTCATGCTCTGGATTGAGACATGATATGACAGCGTCCTTTCCACTAAGGCGATACTGTATTCCTTTGCTTTGTAATAGTTCTTCTGCTATCATAATTACATATATTATATCAAAATTTTAAGTTGATGTCAAGAACTATTTTCCACATTCTCGGCTTTTACCTTCCAAGTGTATCCGTTCCTAGTTATTGTATACTGTCCGCCATGACACTTAATTATATCATTACCTGTATACTTAGCTACAGCTACTGCTGCTGTACCACAGCTTTGAACATATCCTACTCCTCTTTCAAACACAACCATAAATACACTACCATCATGACTGTACCAATAGATTATTTGATTTTCATCTAGGGAATCATCTATGGTATCTACTATTGTATGTGTTGTACAATCTCCGTCTCTCCAACAATCTACGACATTATCAGCATCGCCGCGTGTTGGAGCAAGAATACTTATTTCTCCTTGTGCTTCAGATATATCTGCATTGTAGCAAACCCATGCTCTACTACCATCAACATTCCAAGTGTCTCCTGTTTTAATTAGACGCCACTGGTCATATCCATGATGATATAAAGGCTTAGTGTCTGCTAGAATTATAACTTGCCCATTAACTTTGACTTGTGCTTCCATTCTAATTCATCTCCTAATGCTTCGTGTTCTAAAAATGTGGGGTCGTCTTCGTAATACATTGACTTCCACACTAACTCTGCCATTTGAAACCAAACAGCAACTGCTTTGTCTCTAAAATCTGTGTCACCCCATAGATAATATAAAAGCCACCACTCTTTATCAAATCTACAAACTCTTACTTCTTGTTCGTGCAATTCTGGTAATTCTGTCAATACTCTTAGTCTTTGACTCCCTGCGATTGGGTACCAGTTAGGCATACATAAAAAGGGTGAGCGTATGCCTTCATTTTTTAGTGCTTCTTTTAGTGGTTCATTTGCTGGAACATTCTTTATATTTTCTTGCACTTTTTCTTGTTCTAGCAACCACCCTACTGTTCTTACATACCAAGTATGTGGTGGAAGTGGTATTAGTTCTGCTGTTTCTCTACTAACTCTATCATTAGCCATCTTCATCACTCCAAAAATCATCGTGTAAGATTTCTTCCCAACCAGGTTCAAATATTTCTCTCCTATATTCTTCTAGGCTAGGTATTAATCTTATCCCCAATACTGGGGGTAGTTGTTTTATTGCAACAAGAAACTTTGCATATGATTCATTTAATTGTTTTTCTGTGTACATTATCATAAATCGTATGTATCTTCTCCTGTTGTCATCGTTTCTTTTAGTTCTGCTTTTTCATCTGGGTCAAGAGCAGTATGCGGTCCAATCTTTAATGTGTCCCAATTCATTTCTGATACGAATGTTTCTGCTTTTCCGTTTCTCATTTTATCACATTTGAACTTGATACAAGGCTCTGCATCACCCCAGTGCTGTACAGAGTAAGCCGCATCAACAGCATCAAGAATCCCTTTTGAGAATCTTGCCTCGCCTTTTTCATTTGTTTGGAAAGCAGATAGAACTAGAACTTGGTTCTCCTGCGCTAAAGATTTCAGACCTTTTGATATTTCAATTTGCTCAGTCCAATCATATTGACCTGAGCGACCGGGGGCGTTATGGCGTCGAACTTGGTTTAGATAGTCTACTATTACTATACCTAAATCGGGCAGCTGTGCTTGTTTCTGCCTTACTGTGCTAATAATTTTGGCAAGAGTAAGTGCAGGGTCATAAAACACATCAATCTGAGGTTTGTCTGCCAACTTATTTCTTGTAAGTTGATAATGGAACTTATCAAAGTCACGGTGTCCTTTGAATTCAGTTAGACATTCTTGTCCGTTGTCAAAACGGTCTGCCCACCACTCGGCAACTTTATCCCACTCCAAAGGAGAAAGATTTTTAGTTTTTATACGATTAGTAGGCACACCCGTAGCAACGGCACATACTCTTTGTAGTATTTGTCTACTGTCCATTTCTATAGTAAAATATAGAACAGACTTGTCTTTTGCATGTGCTGCCTGTGCAATATTACAGCAAGTAAAAGACTTACCTCCACCACGCTGTCCGCCAATAACGACCAGGTCTTTGGGAGAGAAAGTGTAGTCTAAATCATACTCTTGATTCAGACCAAGTGGCAAAAACTTTTGCAAGTCTTCTTCACTATCAAATAACTCAATCACATCCATACTTTCATTGTCATCTGAGGTTTCGACTTGGTCTTCAACCTGTACTACAATCTCTTGTAATAGGTCAATGTTCTCACGAGCATCCCCTATCGCAATCTGATTTTCTACGAAGTGTTCAACTCTAGTAAGGATTTCTGATTGAGTAAATTGATTCTTGAGATAATCCAACAACAAAGGTGCTGGAACATCCGTTTCGACTGTTTCGATAGCATATATCTTCTCCTGAAGTTCTCTAGAACGAACTTCTAGTTTGAGGTCTTCAAAAGAAGGTAAAGCATGATACTTGTGAACATGTTTGTCTACTATTTTCCACAGTTTACGGTACTCACCTTCAGGGAAATAGTGTTCCTTGAGACTATTCCATGTCCCAAAGTCTGTGTTCGTAAGTATTTGCTTAAGTAATGCCGATTCTAAAGTCAAGTTGTCTCTCCCAAAACAAAAAAGGGCAAGTGAACAGAAGCCCACTTACCCATGCGAAATTAGTTATTAACCTATTTCTTTTCTAGCTGCACCATTATAGTCCGCGCATTGTAAGCCTCTTCTAGTAAGCATTGTTTTCACGCCTCTTACTGTTTTGCCGATTTCATCAGCAATTTCTTCAACAGTCATGCCGTCAATGTCGACACCTGCTAAAGGATCAGCTTTGCTTGAACCTTTGGTTTCTTTTTGCTTTGGAATAGCATTGATTTCACCAGCTCTAAGTAGTGATAATGCTTTACCTCTGATTGAGTTAACGCTTCTGCCCATAGCTTCTGCGATGTCCTCAATAAAAGCTCCATCGTTTACTAGAGAAACGAATTGGCTTTCATCATCTTCGCTGTAAGTTTTTACAGTTTCAACTTTAGGAGCAGGTTTAACATGCTCTGTTAGTTGCATAGATAAGATTTTACCTTGAATTGATTTAGCAGAAAAATGTCCGCCTTCAAAGTTTTCAGCAATCTCTGCGTATGTGTAAACACCTGAGTTATCAGTTACAAAGTTGCTTAAAGTAGCTTCTTGCTCGTCTGAAAAAGACTTAGAAGCATTTGCTGATGCTAATTCAACATCATATCCCATTTTTCTCAATTTAGAACTTACACTTCTAACTGAAGTTTCTAGTTCGTCAGCTGCGTTAGCAACAGTATCTTGAGAGATAGGGCTTTCAGAACCTACAAAGTCTACAAGAGCTTGGGTTCTTTCGTCTGTCCATTTTGGTAATGCCATTTTAATTTTCTCCTAAAAATTTATTTAAATTGGTTATTATTTGAACACCTCGGTCACGAGCTGTTTGTGTTTTCGCTGATTCAATTCCGCTTTCATTTACTAAATAATTACAGTCTTTAGTCAGCGATGATTTAACTACATATCCATATTGATTAAGTACTTTTTCTGCGTGTGCTTTGGTGGAATAACTTTTCAGTTTACCACTGATACAAACAACTCCATTGACCTCTTTTTTCTTACTAATTTTATTTTCCCATTTGAAAGGTAATGTTGTCTTGTAATCACTAGGGTAGTATTCAGTCTCTAACCATTTAAGTAAGTTAGCTGTCGCTTTTGGACCGATACCTGCTTCAGTACAACTTTTCTCGCTAATATCTTCAATGTGAGATATCGTATTGCATAATTTTTGAGAAGCCGACCGACCAATAAGGGGTATGCTGAAAGCTGGTATCAAATCGACCAACTTAGAACTCTTTGACTTTTGTATCTCATCATAGAGTTTCACAGCCATTTTCTCACTACCTAGTCTATCCTGTATATCACTTACAGACAGTTCATATATTTCGCAATAATCTTGAACTTGTAGTTTGTTTATAGTTGCAGGGCCGAAGCCCTTTATCTTAAGAGTTGAAACAAAAGATTCAACTTTCTTATCCCACTGTGCAGGGCACTGACTGTTTCTACAAAACAGTTGGTCGTTTATTATGTCCAACTTGGTTTCACAAGCTGGGCAAACGACTGGTGGAATAATTGCTATCAAATCTGTTTCTCTCTCTAAAATATATAATATATTATATATAAATTTTGGGCTTGTGTCAAGAACTATTTTTTGATTGCCACCTAAAAGAAGAGATTAAAATTTTAATCATCCTCGTAGATGTGAGTATCTTCTTCATACGACCAACGATTCATAAGATAGAACCATAGAGCTCGTACTTTATTTACTAAAGAGTTTATCCAGTTCATACTTGTATA